ATACGAGGTGGTAGTAAGAAGTTTTATGTTTATGTTAAAGATGGTGATAAAGTAAAAAAAGTATCCTTTGGTGATACAACAGGTTTGTCTATCAAAAGGGATGACCCTGCAAGAAGAAAATCATTCCGTGCAAGGCACAATTGCGATACTGCCAAAGATAAAACAACAGCAAGATATTGGTCATGCTATCAATGGCGTGCTAATGCTCCTGTTGATAATTAAAATTTCTAAACCCTTTCCCCTATAAATAACAGTATAGATTATGAGCGAAGTTTGAGATATCAAAATTAAGTTTGAAACCTCTTTACATCATAAAATTTTTAAAAAGGAGACAAAGATGTTATTAAGAACAATAACACTAATGGTAGTATTGCTAGGTCTTTATTCCTATGCCAATGCAGCCGAAATAACACCATATGGATCATTTAATTATAAATGGTCTAATGATGAAAACTCATCTGGTGTATCAGTAAACAAACTTGAAGATAACGGTTCTAAAATTGGTATTGACATTGACGACATTGGCGTTGAAGGTCAAACGATTATAGGATTTGCGAAGTTAGAAGTTGGCGTGGATACAGATGATTCTGGTAGCGATACTTTTGATTCAAGACTTGCTTATGTAGGTCTATCAGGAGAAGTAGGTGACCTATCTGTAGGTCGTCAATCTCATCCATTTACAGATAAGATATCTGGTCATACAGATGTTTTTAATGTATATGGTTCAAATGCAGATTTCAATTATGCTTCAAGATCATCTAACACAATTGCTTTCTCAACAGAATCAAATGGCATTTCTTTTAGTGCTTTAGGTCTAGTCAATGGTACAACAGGTGCTAATGACCAAGACGGTATTGATGAATACGAGTGGGCTGCAAGTGCAAAGGTTTTAGGTAGTGAAATATCTATTGGCTATGCAGATGATATTAATAGTGATATATCTTATTGGGGTGCAGGTGCTACGAAAACACTTGGACCATTAACAGTAGGATCTTCTTACACAATTAAAGACGCTGCTACTGACCTTACAGGTTATGATCTTACAGCAACAACTACATTGAGTTTGGGAGATGTAACAGTAGGATACGGAGATAAAGAAGGTACTGGTGAATACTACACTTATGGTATAAACAAAGAAATAGGTTCTTCTCTAAAAGTATATGCAGAAATGCAAGACGCTAATTTAGATACAAATGTTGACACTAGATCGTGGTCAATTGGTACTAAATTTAGTTTTTAATTAATACGGCATTTCCGCCGAACTACAAGGGGGCTTCGGCCCCCTTTTTTTATCTAGTATGTCCAATAGAATATACTACTACATATATAATTCTTGGTTCTTATAAGTACTCATGTAAGTCCTTCAGAAACCCACCTAAGCTAGCTTGGAGCGGAATGAATACACAGCAAAGAACATGGATAGTATTATCTAAACTACCACCAACACGAATGGTAAAGATAGATAACTATGAATATGAAAGTCTAGCAGAAGATATACTACAAAACAAAATATCTTATAATAGTATGATTGAAATTTTTAACGATAAGATATATTGGCAATGGTTCTCTAAAAAGTATATTAAACTTTTATTAAAATAGATTTTATATTGTTAAATATTAATGAAGCATTTATGACGAGTGCTTTGTATTCTCTAAAGTAAAACAAAGGAAACCTAAATGAGAACAATTTTAACAATAATTATGTGTGTGATGATAACTGGTACAGCGATGGCCAGAAATACAATATCCGTAGTTGGTAGTTCTACCGTATATCCATTTGCAACCGTAGTATCAGAAAGAATGTCAAACAATGGCTTTAAAGCGCCTGTTGTTGAATCTACTGGTACAGGTGGCGGAATGAAAATCTTTTGTAAAGGTGTTGGTACACATACACCAGACTTTACAAATGCTTCAAGAGCAATCAAACCAAAAGAAATAGACTTATGCCATAAAAATGGTGTAACAGAAATCAATGAGATAATTGTTGGTTTAGATGGTATTGCTTTTGTACAAAACGGTGACCAACCAAAAGTAAACTTTACAAAAGAACAATTATGGCAAGCAATGGCAAGTGAAGGACCACATCCTAAAAAATGGTCTGACATTGACCCTAGTTTACCTGATTATGAAATATCAATAATGGTACCACCACCGACAAGTGGTACAAGGGACGCTTGGAATTCTTTAGTGATGAAAAAAGGATGCCCTAAAGATGTTGATAAAAAGAAATGTAAACTAATGAGAGAAGATGGTGCTATTATAGAAGCAGGTGAGAATGACACTTTGATTGTTCAAAAGATTCAAAGTGATGATACTAAATTTGGTATCTTTGGTTATTCTTATTATGATAGTAATAGAGATAAAGCAGTTGCTCATACAATTGACGGCGTTGAAATATCTTTAGAAGGTATACAAGACGGTTCTTATCCAATTAGTAGACCATTATACTTTTATGCTAAAATGCAACATGAACAAGTAATTCCAGGATTTAAGGATTACATTAAGTTGTTTATGAGTGAGAAGGCAATTGGTCCAAGAGGCTTCTTAACAGACATTGGTTTAATACCTTTGGCTGAGGGAGAAGTTGCAATTAAACCTATCAAGTAGTGTTATTGAACAACACACTCCGTTATTTGCTTACGCCTGTTGTTAAGATTCTTACTGGCCTAAGTAACCTCCAGAAATTATCTAGTGCTTTTAATTCACTAGTATTTTCGGTAGTGGGGTGTGTTTCTAATTTTTTAGGTACTTGATTACAACCTGTTAGAATTAAAATTAATAATAAAGGTACAACGATTGTCATTGGCCAGAAGTGTAAAAATTCTAATATTGTTCTTTTAGTTTTTCTATTCATAATGATCCTGTGATAATTGTATTATAGCATAATGTATAACTTTAAGAAGGTCGTTTTTATTCTTGCCTTCTTTCTTGCCATATCTTTGAGCATACTTTAGAATATTGCCCATACAGAAACCTGTACCATGGCCTTGATCTATAATAATTTCAGTTGCCTGATATTTATTTGTTTTAGCATAATGTGATGAGTATGTTTTTCTTACATACTTTTTTATATCATCAAGGATTTTATCCTCTTTAAATTTATAGTTTACAACATCTTTAAATTCTACTTTCATTCAGTCCTTTCATTTTATTTAATTGTGGTTTTGATAATTTCATATTTACATTTTTAAGTATCTTGTTTCTAATAGAAGCAGGATCAATACCTAACATCTTGCAATAGTTTTGATATTCAGGATCATTATCTACAATCCATTTAGTTGCAGATACTTTGTGTTTAAGATACTTTTTACTAGTACCTTCGTATGAGGCATCCTCTACAGCCTGTGTTAGAATTGCAGTTATAAATTTTTCTTCACCTGTCATTATTTGTCTCCTATTATTTGTGAGAAGTATGCCCAATAGTGGTCACCATTCTCGGTTACATATCCAATTGATCCATTATAACCCATATCGGTATCATATTCTTGTACTTGTATACCAAGTTCCCCAGCAGGATCACTTTTTACTAGGGCGAGAGATATATCAGTTATCTTACCTTCTCTTGGAAAAAGTTTTCTGACATCAACAGATACAGTATCATCTATTTTAATTAGCATTTAAATCCCTCTCTTTACCCATAGTAATTTTTTTGGCAACATTACCTGTTCTTTTAAACCACTTATCATAAACACCTTCAAGAGTTTTAAATTTTCTTTTAGGTATTGAGATATTAACTTCATTACAAGAACCCCAATTAGGTCCTGGTGTAGGTATCACTTTAAAGTCTATATGTACATTTGATTTCATTAGTCATTCTCCTGTGATTTAATTGCAAGTAACATTGATATAATTCCGACAACTGTAAATATAAAGAACATTGTCCAATTGTCATTTACTGGTATGCCGTTGTATCCGCCGTCAATTGCACCGACAGCAAGTACTAAACATAATATTCCGATTACAGAAAAAGTAGTAGTCATTAGGCAGCCTCACTTTTAGCGATATCTAAAACTTCATCAACATTGTATTCATCAATACCACATAAAGCGATATTATCAACATTTGACAATTGTTTGATAGCGTCATTTTTTGTTATTTCATCTTTAACATATTTGTTAATGATGGTATCGGACTCTTTTTCAGCAAGATCCCAATAATAGTTTTTTACTTTTGACATAATGTAGTCTCCTTTATTGTTTTTTTCATAATATACATTCATTATACCGTATTTTTCAACAAAAAACAAGCAAAAAATGGAAAAAAATGGATGGAAAACCCCTTATTTTCTGCGATTTTTCCATTTTATTCCATTTTGTTTGTAAATCATTGATTTTACTCGGTTTTTTATAAAAATCACGAAAAACCTACAGTAGGCAAGGGTTTTTTGTTCTGCTTTTGTTCTAATGTAGAGATTTTTTCAACATTTCCTTTGAAATTACCGAATGTTTACCGCTTCTTACCGAATCAATTGCGGCTTCTAGTATTCTTTCGGCATCCTCTTCACCCAAAGCGGCAACATAACAATCTAAAGTCGTTTTTAGCACCATGGCAAGTGATTCTAAAGCATGACTTTGATATTTTAACAACAATGCTACAATTTCATCTTGTACTTCTCTCATTATAATTTCATCTTTATCCATAATTACTATTATACTATATTTTAAACGATTTGTAAAGCCTTTATAAATAGTTTATGTTAAGTTTATTAAAAAGGAAAAACTATGTACGAGTATAAATGCAATATTATCAAAATCGTTGACGGCGATACCGTTGATGTAGACCTTGATTTAGGTTTCGGTGTCTGGCTCAGAGATGAAAGAGTAAGAATTATGGGCATTGATACTCCAGAATCAAGAACAAGCGACAAAATGGAAAAGATTTTCGGAATTGCCGCTAAAGAAAGATTAAGTTCTCTATTAGGTGCTGAAGCTATCTTACTATCAAAAATGAAAAGTAATGGTGATAACATGAAAGGTAAGTTTGGTCGTATTCTTGGTGATTTTAGAACCATCAATGGTGATACTGTTACTACCAAACTAATGAGTGAAGGACACGCTGTTGCTTACAACGGTGGTAATAAAGATTCAGTTCAAGCACAACATCTAATCAATAGACAAAGATTAATAGATGAAGGAAAAGTTCCTTGTCCTGAAGGTATGACTTTAACAAAAGGTAAAGTAAATACTTTCAAGGCAACTAAACCGCCATTAAGGGCGAAGAAAAAAACTAAAAAGTAAAAGAGTAAAGGAGATCGTTATGGGATTTTTATCAAAGTTATGGGAGAATTGGGGTAAAGGCAAGAATAGTGGTATAGAAATTAAATCTGCTAAGAAAGCGCCTGCAATTAAAAAGACTAAAAAGAAAAAGAAAAAAGCTAAGAAAAAATAATGCCAGCTGTAAGTCGAGTAGGATTAGATAAACATATAGGTCATGCAAGTCCTACACCTAATCCTTTTCACTCAACACCTTATGCTTCGGGTTCAAGTGATGTTTATACAAATGGTGCTAAAACTGTTAGAATAGGTGACACCACAGGATGTGGTGATCCTGCAACAGGTGGAAGTTCCAAAGTATATGTAAACGGAATAGGTGTACATAGAAAAGGTGACGGAACTGGTGGACATGGATCTTGGGTAGCTAATTCATCTGCTTCAGGTTCAGGTAATGTATTTGCAGGATAAAAAAAATGGCAGAATTAGATAGTTCAGGTTTTACATTTACAACAGTTCCTACAAGAGCTGAAACTGAAAGATTTGAGTATGTAGCATTTGATTATATTGCAGACAATCCAGGAACTGTAAGTAGCGTATTTAGAAGTTTTATAGGTGTTTATTTTAGTGATACAGGAGAAACAACATGACACTAACTAAACGGTCAACCAAAGGTTCAGCATTAACTTATACTGAAATGGATGACAATTTTACACATTTAGATTTATATAAAAGTGTGGAAAATGTTACTGGTGGAGGAGCGCTTAGTTTAACCACAGCAGTTTCGTTGATTACAACAACTGGAACAGAAGAATATACATTAGCAGATGGTATAGAAGGTCAAATTAAAATAATCTCAATGAAGGTAGACGGCGGCAATGCTACTGTTACTCCTGCTAACTATATAAACGGAACATCAATTTTATTTAATAATGTTAATGACACTATAACACTACTTTATCAATCTACTGGTTGGGTTCAATTAGCACGACAAAATGCAACTGTATCATAATTTTAATGTGCCACAATTTGCATATAAATAGTATTAGGAGAGATTAAATGTCAAGGTATGACGCTACACAAACAAATGAAAGCCAAAGAAGTTCTAGGATTTATAAAGACTTAAATTTAGACTTTCAAAAAAATACTGCTACAAAAGATATTCAAAAACTTACGGATGTTGAAGCAGTAAAAAGAAGTGTACGAAATTTGATTAATACAAATCATTATGAGAAACCTTTTCACCCAGAGATAGGATCTAATTTGAGAGCGATGTTGTTTGAAAATATTACTCCACAAATTACTCATGTTATCTCAAAACAAATAGATTTACTAATTAGAAATTATGAACCAAGATGTAGATTGGTTCAAGTGAATACACAACCAATGTTTGAAAGAAATGGATACGCTTGTCAAATATCTTTTTATGTAGTTAATCATCCAGAACCAGTAGAAGTAGAAACCTTTTTAGAAAGATTAAGATAAGATGGCAACAAAATTAGAAATATCAGAATTAGATTTTGATGGTATAAAAGATAATTTAAAAACATTTTTAAGACAACAAGACGAGTTTACTGATTACGACTTTGAAGGTTCAGGTATGAATACCTTGCTTGATCTTTTGGCTTATAACACACACTATCTTGGATACAATGCTAATATGTTGGCAAACGAAATGTATCTTGATAGTGCTGATTTAAGATCAAGTGTTGTATCATTAGCAAAACAAGTAGGTTATACACCAACAAGTGCTACATCTTCAAAGGCTGTTGTTGATGTTCTTGTTAATAATGCCACAGGCGCTTCTTTAACAATGTCTGCTGGAACACAATTTTCAACTACGGTTGATAATCAATCATATGTTTTTGTTAATAAAGAAGATGTAAGTATTACACCTGTTGATGGTGTTTTTAAATTTTCTAATTTACCAATCTATGAAGGTTCATATTTAAATTACAAATATACAGTATCAACAAGTGATTTAGACCAAAGATTTATTATACCAAATGATGGTGTTGATACAACCACATTAACTGTTAAAGTTCAAGAATCATCTTCGGATTCTACAACACAAACATATACACTTGCAACTGGTATTACAGGATTAGATTCAACATCTAAAGTTTATTTTTTACAAGAAGTTGAAAGTGGAAGATTTGAAGTTTACTTTGGTGATGGTGTTTTAGGAAAAGCTGTTGCTGATGGTAATATTATAATTATGGATTATATAACTTGTAATAGAAATGCTC